TTGCCGAACCTGTTACAGGTGTTAAGCTTCCTGTTGTAAATAAACTATCATCCCAAACTAATTCTAATTTAGGTTCGTATATTGTATTTGTTTCCTTTGAAAAGAATTTTAATAAACCATAATCCAATGAATTATTTTCTGCATCCAATGTATGATGTAATACAAATCCATTATTTGGTAAAGAACCACTAACCCATTGATGCATTATATTAGTCACATTTATTCTAATATCATCCGGTTCATTACTAAATGATTGAGATGCAGTTGAACCACTATACCAAAACCCACCACCACCATTGTTTATTGAACCTGTTGTTCCAGACAATGCACCCTGAGTTTGTGGAGGATAATCTGTATTTTGTAGTGCACCAAATACATCAGTCCATTTGTTGATACCATCTTTATAATACCAACTAACACCATCTGATGTTATATTATCAAATTTAGTACCGGTACCCATAGACCAACTATCATAAACGGCATTTGCGTGTATTGTATATTCTAATGGAATTTCTTGTGAGTTGGCAGAACGTAATACCAAATATGTTTGCCAACTACCTGTTCCTATTGATTGTATTTCTGACTTAATTGAACCCGTCTCAAATTTAATTAAAGTTCTTGCAATATCTTTTGAAGAACCATAATAAAGTTTAGCTACTTCCAATATCTCATCTCTACCCGTATTTTGTTCAGGTTGTTGTAGATATATACTTGCATCAAATGTTGATGTAAAAAATTTATGCATTATATTGCCCTCCCTTTAATGTCTTTGTTAGGAAATTTAACTTCAAATATTGATGGGTCTAAAGAAGGATAGACAATCTTACCTTTAGTTGCTTCATCTATATTATATCTATTTGGAGAATAGTTTTCGTTATTATCACTTCTGCAAATATTGAAAATCTTAACGGATGGTACACTCATTACACCATCTACGTTTGCAAGTATTAATTCCAATTCAGAAATGTTAATTGGTTTATTAAATGTCCAATTATCTATATTAAAATAATCTTGTAATTCTGTCAAGCAATTTGTAATAACTTCTCTTTTGTTATAATTTGAATAAACTGTTATTTCAAAATCACAACCTATATTAATAACAAACCCATCTATAATATTAACGCCATCGGTTAACATTCTATACTCACCTAAATAAGTTTTAAGATTTTCTTTAACTGCTTTATTTAAAAGAGTTAATTTTTTATTTTGGTCGTAAGATAATACATACATATTAATTGCAAATGGATTATTTACTTCACCTACCGATGTTTTCTTTTGGGTTAAATATTTTACTAATTCTGATTGTATTTGTTGTGTAGTTGCTGATTGTAACGATTGTACTACGTTTACAAACTCTGCAATATTTTGTGGACTTGACAATATGGAACTAGGAGAATTGTTATCTAATTCACCATCCGGACTAACATATACTTTAGAAACACTACCATATCTTTCTGGCATTGACAAAGCTCTTACAATGTAGTCTTGTCTTGTTACTGCTCTATTTTGAGAACCAAATGTTGCCAATGCATTTTGTCTAATTTCTTCAATTGACTCTGCACCTCTACCACCAGTTGCTGCCTCTATATTTTCAATCGCAACACTGTTTTTTAATTGATTATATGTAGATATGTTTGCAGTATCTATTGATAAATCATCCTCTTCAAATTCTATTTTTCTAATTCTTGTTAAATCTCCTGTATTTATGTTTGATAATATTCCACCACCAACTAAATAACTAACTATTAATGTTTTATTCACAGGAACCGAACCAAATGTATTTGTTTTTAAAAAATTAGATGGGTCTATACCTTGATTTAATCTAGTAATTGAATTTGCTAAACCCAATCCAACATTTTTTGGGTTTGGTAATAATCTTTCATCGGATGTATTGTTACCTGTTCCAAATTGTAAATCTATTGTATTATCAGAATTTATTTTTACTGAAAATCTTTTTGGTACTTTTTGTACTTCTAAAATATATGGTACTACTGTAGATGATGCACTTAAGCTTCCACCATTTGATTCTGTATTTGGTTGTTCTACAAATATACTTTCTTGTGCCAAATAAGGTACTTCATAATATTTAGCACCATCATTATCTACAACGGATGTTATTGATATTATATTAGTATCGGATATTGTTTTTGTTGGATAATCGGTATCGTTATCAAATTGAATTGATGTTATTTTTTCTTCGGCCGAAATTGCTTTTACTTTTTTAGTAATTAAATACTTTGTTGGTATACCACTACCATCTCTTTCATATACATCTATTTCTCTATCCGTTGCGTTTGAAAAATCTACATTATCAATTGTTCTAAATATTATATTTGAATCAGTTGCAGATTCAACTTCCATACCATCTTTTATTTTTAAATAGTAAGATTCATCAGGAGAGTATGTTGCATCGTTTTTAGCTAAAGTTATTTGATAAACATTTAATGTAGTAACAGCTGGTGTTGTTATTTTTGGTTTATACCCCATAGATTGTGCCAATGCCATTACATTTTTCCTTTCAGAAGCATACGATAATAAGGATTCTTTTAATTGAGTGTCTTGATAAAATGATAACATATCACCGATTGCTGCAGCCTGTTCAACGAATACCATTCCAGGAGAAGACTCATTAAAATCAGAATATGTATTTGGAAAATATGTTTTAGTAAATTCAATAAGATTTTCTTTTAATGTTGCAAAATCTTTACCAACATATGATATTGATTTTTTATCATTTCCCCAACTCTTATCTAAAGGTTTAAGTGCCATTATTTATTAATTATTATTTATAGTTATTTGTACCGATTCTCCTAAATTTGAATTAGATACTAGTGAAAATTTTACTTCTAAATTTATTCTATTATTATCAATATCATTATCATCGTAGTCAAATATAATTTCATCTATGTTTAAATAGGGTAACCAATTGGATACGGCATCTAATATAGTAGATTCAATTTTATTTTCTATCAATTGACCATCTAATTGTTCAAATAACACATTATATATATCACAACCAAAAGTAGGGTTCATAATTCTTTCACCCTTTCTAGTTAAAATAAGATTTTTTAAATTATCTTTAGCTTGGGTTAATGTTGTATAATTAACGGCAAATATTCCACCCCTATCGGAACTTTTATTTATTCCAATACCAAGTATTTTATAGTCATTTTCCGTTAAATCGGTAACATTAACTTTACCAAGTTCTATTGCCATTATTTAAATCTTTTTACTAATTCTGTATAATCTCTTGTCAATGCTTTCATGGTTGCATCTTGTAATCCATCTCCGGTTGATTCAAATTGTTGTGGAATGTTTTCTGGAGTTTCCATTCCTCTAAAATCCATCGTATTCCATTCCTCATCCATTTGCATAGTTGGTTGTATCATATCTAATACACTACTACCACCCATTGTACCACCTTCTGCTCTATGTGCAGATGTGAATGGTTGAGTTTGGTTCAATACTTCATTCAACATTGCATTTTTAGTAAATTCCTTTTGTGGTCTTTGTGTTTGTTGAACAGGTTGTTGTCTTTTAACCGGTGTAGGAGTAACTTCTGTCATCTCTCTCAATGACGGAGTAGGTGGTTTCTTTTGTGAGTTTAATGTAACTGCACCAGATTTGATAAGTTTAACAAGTTCTTCTTTTACTTGTAACTTAACTTCGTTTTTAACAACTTCTTTAATTAAAGTTAGTAAAATTTCTGATTTCATAATAATTGTTTTATGTATGTTTTAGTAATAAATATTTGATTTAATAATTTATCCAATAACTTTATACCCAGTCCAATTTATAATTGCAGGTGCGGGTGGGGCAGGTGGTGGATATTGTGCCATAACTGACATCGTTCCACTTACCCCTATTAAATGAAACTTTGCAATATTAACAAATGGGTCTAATAATATGTTTGTTGGATATGAAAATACAAATGTTGGTGGAATAAACCATATATTTGGAATTTCTGGAATTTTATCTTTAATTAAATCATATGCCATTGCCAATAATTCCTCCTTAGTTGGTATCTTATCTTTTATTAAAGCTTTCAATTCCGCCTTAGTAGGTATTTTGGGAATAGACAAACCTGGCAGGTCAAAATCAGGAATTAATCCCTCAATAGTATCTTTAACATATTTTTTAATTTCCTCCTTTGTTGGCTTTTTTGGTAAATTATCTGCAATATTAACTGCAGTTTCTATTGCCGCATATATTGGTGTAAGTATGGTTTCTTCTATTGGTTTTATTATAGTTTCCTCTATAATTTTAGTAGCTTCCTCTATTAGTTTATCTGTAGCTTTTTTTATTATTTCACTTCTTTTTGGTAATTCTGGAAATGGAAATTTTATAGCTTTTTTTATTTGACTACCAATACTAGCTTTTTTCTTTTTAGCTTCTCTTAATTTTTGAATAACTTCTTTTCCTTGTTTTATTATTGGATGATTTAATATCTTTGGATTTGTTATTTCTTTTTTTAAAATTTTAATAATTGTATCATAGACATTTATTTTACCAATTTCTTCAATTTCTATTGTTAAAGATTTAATTTCGTCTTCTAATTTTTTTAAAGTTTCTTTTAAGATTTTATGTGCAGCTGCTGACAATGCTAAAGATATTGGATTGGGCCCTAAGTTTTTAATTGTTCCTATTGCTGGAGGTGTAGACGGCCATCCCAATGGTTTTAATAATGGATTTGGTATCGGTGCCATTTCTGCACCTAACCAATATTCATCAAAAGCCGTAGGATATATTTCTGCTAAAAAATTATAGTTTTCTCCACCTAATGCAACTCCCTTTTCCAGAGCTCTTTTTATCGTGTTTGCCATACCTGTTACATTTCCATTTATAACAGGAACTCCATAAATCATATCACCACCTCTTTTAATACATCTGTCGTATTCCTCTGCTATAAAATTGGACATACCATCCATATCATTAGCATATTGAAATGTAATTAAAGATTTGAGTACATTAATTTTATAAATCGTCCAAGACATTATATTATTTGCTTAAATAGTTTCTTGCAGAAAGTATAACTTTAAGTTTTCCTTTTATTGCTTTGAATGCTGCAGAATTTACTGGAAATCCTGATGGGCCTACTCCTGTTGGGATTGCAATTTTTGTGCACTCATCTAAAATATCTTCAAGTATTTTTATAAGTTCACCACCCATTACCATTTTTTGAAAATCTTCCCCGGCCTGGCTTTTGTTTGG